CCACCTTTACCAACTGCATGTGAACCCTTCATACGGATAGAGTTCTCATTGCTTCTCTCGTTAGCTGAAGCTGGAAGGTGTGATGCTTCTTTACCGATAAGAGCCATAGCATCATCAAACCACTTTGTAAGATCATCTTTACGCATTGCATGCATAGCACCAATAGTGTGGGTGATGTAATCAATCTTTGATTTAGGATCAGAACCAGCAGGGCGTGAATTTGGCTTCAAAGAATCCATGGCAGTGCTTTCTTTCATGTGTTCTTTTTTCTTCATTTTCTTAACTTTAGCAGATTCTTTTTCTTCCTCTTCTTCACCTGATTCTTCGCCATCAATAGATTTATTACTATGAGTAGCTTCTTTCACGTGCTTTTTCTTAGAGCGGGAACCAGATTCCTCTTCTTCTTCCTCTTCTTCTTCCTCTTCCTCTTCTTCTTCGTGATGCTTTTTCTTAGCTTCTTCTAACGAAGTGTCAGAGATATCTTTCTTTTGAAAACTGGTAATTCTATTAGACATTTAAGGTCTCCCTCCTAGGAATTTACAATTATTTATAATTTTTATTGTTTAAACGTTAGTGAACTTAGATAATCTTCGAAAATAGCAAATTGCTGCTCTTCAATATCATTCATGGTCATTTTATGGAGCTGCTTCTTGATAGTGTCAAGTTTTTCTTCTCTCCAAGTTCCTTTAGCTGAATCGTAAACCCAATCTACATTCTCCATAATACCTTTAACGAAAGCATCAGGAGCAGAAGGATCAGCAACAATATCGGCTGCAGTTGCTAAACGAAAATCAGGCTGTACTTCCATAGCACCATCTCTAGATGGCTTCAATGATCCAAGACCACGTGAAGAGACGCCAAGTTGTGCACCAGATTTAAGGAGACCTTTAGCGATGTCACCCATAGGGGTATCAGTAAGTTTAGCTTTACCGATATAGTTATTACCATCTCTTTTAAGTTCAGTGATGATGTGTGATACACGATCAAGATTGATCTGTGGACCTTGTGGATGACCTAGCTCACCATAAGCACGATTTTTCTTCACAGTTTCAGCCATATAACGCTGCACTTCTTTATCCATAACATGGATAGGATAGACACGACCGTTACGGTTTTTTTGTTCTGCTTGAAGAAAGATACCATGAATGTAATGATTTTTCTCACCGTTCTCTTTAGCTTCGGTGATATATTCCATGTCTTCAACAAGTTCTGTGATGAGTTTCATCGTAGTATTCCTTAGTTTTTATAAGCTACAGCTACAGCAGATACAGAAGCATCTGTACTATTAGAAGTCAAAATATCTGTAGCGCCTTTTTGAACAATAACGCTATCGCCACCAACAACAGTCACAGTCCAATTAGTGTTTGTGTTAGATGAATCTTTGCATGTAATTAAAGTCGATGTTGTAACTGCGGAACTATGTGAAATTCTTACAAGTGTATTGTTTCCATAAGCACTGTAGTTTACAGTGTTCATTACAGCTTCTACACCAAGAGGTTTTACTATTGTGCTCATACGTTAATCCCCGCTGCGCTGTCATTCGCCATGTTTGGGAATGTGATTGGAGTGTCTGGACCTGTCTGTTCGTCTTCTCTATCGCTATAAACCATATAATCGTGAACAGAACCAATCATCTCTTTTGCTGCTGCAATCTTAGCCTGAACCCAAGGTTCAATATGATGATCAGTAGGCATGTTAGCTAGCATATGCATAGTCTTGTTGCAGATAGCTTTTAGCTCTGTACGAACCATATCAATCTCTGATTGTGTATCGTCTGTTTTGTTTTTAGCGATATCACCACCAATTAATGGTTGTACGCCATATGCATCTTCTTTAATCCTATGCACTGCTGGTTTTTTAGAAAAAGTATCAGCGTATTTTGCGTCATTAAGTTTTGGAGTTTTTTTAATGATATGGGCTTTTGCTTTTTCTACTGCATCTTCAGCATGCTTTGCGATCAATGAATGCTCAACACCTGGACCCCAAGAAACGTGATAATGACCTTCACCAAGTTCTGTCTCTTCTTTTTGTGCGCCATAATATGCACCAAGAGCCATTTTCTGACGTTCAGCTTTAGACTTGCCCTCGAACTTTTTATTTTTTGAATGAACAAAATCGTGAATCCATTCAGAAGCTGGAGCATCTTTAGATAAAACTTCTTGTAACTTTTTCTTTGATTTCTCTTTAATCATACCGCCTGTAGAGCATTCTGCCATGCCATGAACTTCACACATAGTGCCTTTTGGAGAGTGATTGCATTTCACTTCTTCTTTCATAGAGGCATTTGGTGAGTTAGGATATTCAGCTTTTTCAGCTGCTTTATTGTTTTTACGACCAAAATTAACCATTTTTGCATCGGTCATAGAAGGTTTCACGTTGGTTGCCTGATATACGTCATCGCCATTGCCAACTCTATCAGAATGCTTCTCAACAGTTTTTGATGCAACAAACCTCTGCTCACCTGGAGCTTTAGGCTGATAATCTACGCCTGGATCTTTACCTAAGCTAGCAGGTGTAACCTTAGAGGATTTTACACCTTTTAAAATATCTGTAAGCGATTTCGCCATCTTATTCTTCCTCTGTTTCTTCCTCTTCAGGATAATATTGTTCTTCATCGCTATAGATAGAGCCAGCCATATCCATTTTCTTATTATCTACAGCTGCCGCAATCCTGTCTGTTATCAAACTATTGAAGGCTGTTTCAAATTCAATCGGCTGTTGCTGAACGCTGAATTTCAAAAGGTCTTGCACTCTATATTTATTATCCATCGTTTCCTCCATCATTTATTTCTTGCCAAGATCTGTATTGCAGACTTATATTTAGACTCGTCTTGCATTGATCTTTTCTTCTTTTTACCAAGAAGTTCAACAGTTGTCTTGGCATCTCTCAATTTTTTAGCTTGCTCATCTGTCTCAGGTGTAGCATCTGTGTCTTCATCATTTGCTAGCGGCTGTACATCAGTATCTCCGCCTTGCTGCTGCATCATTTGCTGTTGCTGCTGCATCTGTAGATCTTCAGGAGACATCCAACGCTCTTCGCCTGATTTTAATTCTTCTTGAATCTCTTGATCCATCTCTTCGATCTGATCATCAGTCTGCTGAAGGACATTTTTACGGATCCAAGAGTGAGAATAATATTTACCAGCCATATCCTGCATATTACGTGCAAGATTAGTACGGTTCTCAGTGACTTCGGCATCTTTAAGTTCAGTGAAGTAATTATCTTTAGCAAAATCATATTTGATGTCTTGCTGGATATTATGGAAATCTTCGATAGATAAAACTTGCTTCAATACCAATTGTTTCTCGAGCATACGAGTGAACAATATAGCAAACTTGTTACGTAGACGAGCGATGAAACGAGCAAATTTCAACTCATCACGAGTAACTTCGGTTGCACGACCTAATGAGAACAATGCGTCTGAATTTAAACGATTGACTGGCACACTAAGTGTCTGAAGGAATTTCTTCTGGAAATAAAGGACGTCGTCCATCTGACCAAGTGTCTGACCACCAGGAAGGGTAGTAACCTCCGTACCTCTTCCACCTTCACGACGTGGAAGCCAATAATCTTCCAGCATTGTCATGAACTTTCGGTCATCTCTAACCTCGCCAGATGAAGCGTCATAGATCAAACGATTCTTATGTTTGACCATGATATCACGTAGATATTGCTCAGCTTTCATCTTTGGTAGGTTACCAACGTCGATATACCAGACACGACGTTCTGGTGCACGAGCTAGACGATAGATGACCAATGCGTCTTCAAGAGTCCTCAACTGATTTAACGCTTTGATTGCTTTATGTAGATATGATAATACCATCGTACCATTCGTGTCAGTTAGACCTGATGTGATATGTACGATAGAGTCTTTTGCTATCTTAAGACCTGTAGTGGTTGGTCCAACAGTTTTGTTGCCGTAGTTGAACCCTTTATCATTAAACATAAAATATTCATTTTGAACTTTTTGGATGACAGCTTCATTAGCTTCACCACCTCTGACCTTACGCTTTGTTACTTCACGTACCTTACGGATCTTACGAGGGTCAATATAACGGATCTCTTTGATACCAGCTTTTGGATCTTTATCGTCAATGATGACGTGATAGTATAAACGACCATCAATATACCAGCGACGATAGATCTCATAAGCATGCTTCTGAAAATCTAAAATATTAAGGACGTTAGAAAACTCGTCACGGATCGCTTTTTTAATTGTTTCAGATATCTTAAGATTATCTAGATCGATAGAGACAATCTCTTTCTCGTCAATACTCATGGATTCATTAACGATTTCATCTACAGCTGAATCACATTCAGGCTGTAGTGCCATCTCACGATATTTTGTTACCAGCTCTGCTTCTGACCTGACAGTACCGTCAAGATCAACATATGTTCCGTAAGAACCACCTGCTGCTACAACAACAGCTCCATCTTCCTGCTCTTGTGGAACAAAAGATGCCTGTGTATCCTGTAATACTTTACGTTTGAACTCGAATCCAAAAAGTTCCAAATCTTAATTCCTTTTTTCAAAAAAGAGGGGTGATAATTCAACCCCTCTTTATATAACAACATGTTCAAGAGGCT